TCCTGACGAAGAGAAGCCACCATTTTTGTATGTTGTTGTTGTTGTGACCGCAGCAAACAAGTGGAAACGTTATTTGTTGTCTGGCGTAGAGGAAGATAGTTCTGAGTATGGCGACGCTGCCAAGACCGTGTTTTCCACTCCTCAAAAAGCACGAGACGCGCTTTCAACGGGGATGTCCAAATACAATGTTTCTTTGAAAGAAAACGCTTCCCAAAAAGAGATTGATGATGCGTTAACAAAACTCAAAGGACAACTCCCTCCAAAATCAAATAATCAAAAAAAATAGTTACATTACGCCCTGTTTGGGTGAATGGTATTATTGGAACACTGTCTGCATGAGTTTGGCAGACCATTGGAAAGACCCAAATGAAAACTGCATTTATCGTCAGAAACCGCGAAGACAAGCCGTACTTCGTCGCCACAACATCGGATGTTGGGACGACCTTTCGCGCAATCGCCGAAGACTCCAAAGGGTTGGTTGACGCTTTCAAAGATGAATACAAAAATTCAAAAATAACAAAACAGGAACTAAGCGTCGCTCTTGACCGCGGGATGACCGTAGAAGGTCCAATGCCCGAAACGCTTGTTGCACAGGCTCTCCGACGCGAACCCAAACCAAAAGAAAAATTTGCAGAAAAAATATCTGTTTCTGATATACCGATTAAATACTTTTCCGCAAACGAAAAACGCGAAACAATTCAGTTTAAGGCACGCGCATTCGTATCAGAATCACGCAAGACAACTTTCAATTATGAGGTAAAACGAGTAAGAGCACTTTGGGACCCGGGTCTCTCAATTCCTGGCACTGGTCGTCGCGGCGGATGGCGATGTCCAGTTGGCACGCGATATGGTGGGCAGATAACCGACAGATTCGGACGAAATTGCGGTTGGGGTGTAGCACGAAGAATCGCCAATGCTATTACCAACATCGGTGAACGATTGGAAAATGTTGACGATAGACGACGCGGACGTCGGCTTGAGCGCCGTAACCGAAGAATGTTGCAACGCCTTGGTCGGGCAGAGGAGGGTGGTCGCATTGAGCGGGGTTTGCGTGGAGTTGCGGAAGCACTTGAAGGTGGTGACGCACCGAAAGAGCCTCGTGCGCCAAAGAAGCCTGCACCACGACGTAGGGGTGGTGTACGCGGAGGTGGTTTTGATTCCGACGCACGCGATGAAGGTTTGCGCGACTCTGAGCGTCGTAGAGTGCGCAGAGAGTTAGAGGAACCTGGCGCACCCCGTACGGGTTCAGAAGAAATCGTTGAACCGAAACCAAAGCGTCCTGCACGAGCCCGTAGGCGACGAGCGTCAGAAGAAAGGGCTAAAGAAACTGCGGGGAAGCGCCCTACTGGTGAACCGATGGAACCGTCTGTCAAGCCAGAACCGAAACCAAAACGCAAGAAACCAACAGCGAAAAAGCCTGAACCGAAAAAGCCAAGTACCCCCACACCAGAGAAACCGAGCACACCTACGGACGGCGACGAAGCGTTTAATATTTTGTTTGACAATATCAATATGTTGCTTGAGAGGGGAAACATAGACCGTCTCGACAATGATGACTTTCAACGAATGAAGAGTCTTTGGGAAGAACAAGAATTCACTTTGGACGCTCAAGACAGATTTGAAGACGAAGTGCGCGACGGAAATTGGGGAGATGTTGAAGAACTTAAAGAACGTATCGCAATCAACGACCAAGAAAAGCGTGGGGCGGCTGAACGCATAAGTAAAGACATAGACTTTCTCCGCGAAAAAAATCGGTCAGCCGGAGAACGAGAGGGTGCTCTTCGCAGAATCATTCTGAACAAACAAGACATCAGGCGACGTGATTTAGAAAACGAGATGTTCCAAAAAGCCGTTGACGACCCGCCGTGGAGAAAGCCAGAGCCACCCGAAACTCCGCCGTCAAACCCAAGGGCTCCCACTCCGACTCCTCCGAAACCGCCAACTTCACCCAAGAAAAATAAACCGAAAGCCGATGGAGATGCACCGAAGGTGAAGACCGCAGAGATTGGCGGAAAACAAAATAAAGAAGACAACAAACTGGCTCCCCTTGGCGATGACGGTCTTCCCGCAGGGAAAGCGGTAGAACCGAACACAAAAATCAGTAGTGCTGAACAGGCTGCAGAACATCTGAAAAATGGTGGGGACTTGCGAGATGTACCCGATGTTTTTGTCATTAGCGCACTTGAGGCAAACGCAGACAAGGACCCTAACGGTCCTTTCGGACCAAAGTCAGACAAGCGTTACGAAATCGGGCAAATGAGGGGCGGCATCAACGGGGAGATGCGTGTGTTTACCGATAGAACAACTGGTAAACAATATTTGTTGAAATACGAAAAACGGCGCGCACACGGAGAACAAGAAGATGTTGCCGAAGTTTTAGGGAATAATATTGCCGGAAGAATGGGTTTTCCTGTTGGTGGTTTCCGTTTTGTGGGTTCCGTCTATAAAGATAACAAAGGCGACGGACGAGCAGTTCTGTTTGAACATGTGTCTAACTATGTGTTGGACCAAATTGGGCAGCCAGCAATGTTTGATGACATGCGTGACGTAAATGTTGAGGACGGCGTTGCGTTGACCCTTTTGGATTATGCAATTTTGAATGTGGACAGACACGGCGGAAATTATTTCGTGGTTCGTGACTCAAATGGCTTGAGGCGTATTGTGCCGATTGATATGTCTTTAACTTTCCATCAAGCAGGTATGTTTGCTGACGATAAAGACTACGCAAATGCAGAAGGTCTAAAACATTGGGTGGATGGTGCTGCTGGCAGAAATAATATCCTTAATGGAATTCGTGCCAGGGTTAAAGATGGAGAATTAACTCGTCAGCAAGTTAAAGAACAGGTGATTGCGGTTCAGCGACGCTTGCGTGAAAATCAAGAAAAAGTACAATTTGCACTGTTCGGCAAGGAAGTAATGGAAGCAGCGGGCACACCGGGTAACCCACGAAAAATTAAGGGAAATAAACCTGACCATATGGTCGCCTATACCGATAAGCGTCTGCAATGGTTGATGGACGCCGACCCTGAAGAAATAACCACAATCATTCTGAAAGGATAAAATTGTTTTATGAAGTATCGCATGTTCACCCCATCGGAAATCCTTAACTTCAAAGGCATGCCGATTGTTTTCATTGAGGTGAGGGATGGTGTTCGTCAGTTTTCAAACAGCAAAGAAGACGACATTACATTTTATGAGTTTTCCAAAAAGATTTATTCAGACCCAAGACCAAACAAGTTCTTCAAAAGTTTGGAAGGTTTGACGACGGGTTTCAGTTATTACGATTCCGAAGAAGGCGAATACTCGGGTGAAGCAAAAATTAAAATTGATGCCATCATCAAGAAACTTGGCTACGCGGTCATAAATATCTAAGGAAGCAAATGAGCGACGAAAAACCCAAAGTAACTCGGGAGCAGGCACTCATGGTTGCCCGTCAACTCGGTTGCCGCGGTGCGCATGAGCATGACGGGTCATGGATGCCATGTGCCTCTCACGATGAGTTTCTTTCGGTTCGCAAGGGCTCCAATGAGATGCGTAAAGCATCAGCGAAAAGTTTTCGTATCCCTAGAACAGAGTTGGAGCATCGCTCTGCTCTAGCAGAATCAAAATCTGGCGAAATGTACGAGACTCGTGCAATGGCAGAGGAAGCATCCCGCAAGCGTGGATGTAAGGGTGTGCGGACGATTGTTTTTGGTGGACACAAGTACTATGCGCCGTGTGTGGCAACTGAGCGGTTTGACCCCCTACGGGAACGAGGTGTTGCGGGTATTGAAACTTTGCCTGATGGTGGTCTTGTTTCTGCCAAGTCCGAGAACTGTTGTCCTGATTCAAATATGGAGGGCAAGAGTTTCGTTAATCGTGTGAGTAGGTCAACCGACCCCGATGTGTTTCAAAACCCCGACTCTGCCCGTGTACGGGCAAGAAACTTGGGGTGTATCGGAATCAGGCGATATACGGCTAGTGACGGCAAAACCGTTTGGTTGCCATGCTCTAACGGTTCTGACTACAACAGGGTTATGGGTCTGCGGACAGATAGGTCGCCGAAGAAGAATCCTCGTGTACGAACCGGCAAGAAATCTTTTGATGGTTTGCGTGATGTGCAACAAAAAATGGTTACCCGACCCAAAAAACGTTTGCCAAATGTGAGCAGCGAGACCATTAATGATTTAGCAATTCTTGTGCGTAAACATAATGCGTCCGCCAAGAAGCAGGCTTACAAAACTAATTTGCGTGATGTTAAGCAGGTATATTTGCGCGGGTTGATTGCTGGTTCTGAGGCAGATGCCAAGAAGCGTGTATTGACTTTCCTCAAGGCGATGAGTTCGGATGAGCCGATGCCTCGCGGTTCACGAATGGACTTTGATTTGGTTCCCGACAACCACCCATCCAAGGATGTCAAATCAGTCAAGAAAGACGGCTATTTCACCGATGGAACAAACGGTGTAAAGATTATTGATGGTTGTTGTCCGCAAAATGTTGTCAGGCGACACAAACTCTCTTAGTTGCAAGCCACAACAACAAAACATGTTATTCTCGTATTGTCAGTAGATGAATAGTTTACTGTGACTGGGTGCTTACCTAAGTCGTATAACGATTACAATCACCCACACACATTCCCCAGGAGGGATTCAAATGTCTGATGACATTCGCCTTCGCGAACTGCAAACCGCACTTCGCGAAAAGATGACAGACAACAAGACCATCGCCGACTCATTCAAAGTTGAAGACGGCACGGTTGTTGTTTCTGCCGAACAAAAGAGCGCGTTCGACCGCAACATGTCGGACATCCGCGAAATCAAGAGCCTGATTGAAGGCATGGAGAGCATGCGCGATGCAGAGAAGTGGGCTTCACAGCCCGCCTCTGAGTCGGTCGCAAGCGCCGCCGCTCAGCCAGTTCAGCAACTGACCTCGCGTGAAATCAAGAGCATCGGTGAAGCGTTCCTCGCTTCAGAGGAGTTCAAGTCCCTGAAGTCAGGTCGCAATGGCGCCAACATGCCTGCCCCGTTTGAGTACAACGTGAAGGATGTCTTCACGGGTATGCCAACTGGTCCGGCGTCGCCACTTTCGTCGGTTGAGCAGTTCGGTACGTTCCAGCGCGACCCGATGGTCGTTGCCCCGACTCGTACCCGTCGCGTCCGCGACCTCTTCCCGAAGCGCACCACCAACGCTGCCGTGATTGAGTACTTCCGTCAAATCGGCTACACCTCCCCGGCTGGCATGACGCCTCCGACCAACAACGCGGCAACTGTTGCTGAGCGCTCGGGTACGCCCGCAGTGTTCGCCACCAAGCCGCAGTCGGGTCTGAAGTTCACTGGACATCAGGCACCGGTTCGCACGATGGCTCACTGGGAAGCCGCTCACCGCAATGTCCTTGCCGATGAGCCGCAACTCCGTAGCATCATCGACAACGAACTGATGTACGGTCTGCGCCTCCTTGAGGACACCCAAATCCTCAACGGCGACGGCACCGGCGAAAACCTTGAAGGCGTGCTCAACACCACCGGTATCCAGACCTACTCGTGGTCTGCGGGTGGCGTAGGCGACCTCAAGGCGGATGCAATCCGTCGCGCCGCGACCCTGTCCTTCTTGGCGTACTACGAGCCGACAGGCGTCGTGATGCACCCGAACGACTGGGAAGACATTGAACTGTCCAAGGATGACAACGGTCAGTACCTCGTTGCTGTATCGGTCGCCCTTGGTGGTCAGCCAAGAATCTGGCGCATCCCGATTGTGGACACGCCCGCAATTGCCGAAGGAACAGCCCTCGTTGGCGCGTTCGGCACCGCGGCGCAAATCTACGACCGCGAGACGGCGAACATTCGCATCAGCGAACAGCACGCGGACTTCTTCGTGCGCAACGCGATTGTGATTCTCGCCGAGCAGCGCCTAGCGCTTGCTGTCAAGCGTCCAGAAGCGTTCGTCAAGGTCACATTCGACGCGGCTCCGTAATACCGAATAACACGCAATAAGCGTCGCCCCCGCCGAGACTCCGAAATATGGGGTTGAGGCGGGGGCTACGCTTTTTATGGGATAATTATTTTTGATGCCTGACGAAATTAAAGTAAAAATCCTTGGACTGAACATCGGCAACATACGACGTGTTGCGCTTGGTGGGAAACCCAAATTTCCCAAAGATGGAGATGGTGACGGAATGTTCACCATGCCGGGTAGCGACGAGGACAAAACACCCCTTGCTACGGCAGTTAGTTATGCCATCAACACTCTTCGTAGTTTTCGTATAAAAAAATTTGAATTAAGACAAGATAGCCCCCAAAAATCGGAAATTGTTCGCAAATGGCTAATTGAGGCAAAGTCTGGTGGTTTCACTGCGGATAGAAATCTTGAAATTGATGTCAAGCAAGGCATATCGGTTGGCAGGAATAAGCACGGTATGTCGGTGGATATGGATAAGGTTTTTGATGAGAATGGCGAGGTTCGTGAGGATGCGGTTGACCGCGTGATTGCATGGATGGAATATCACGGGGAGAGAGTTTTTGACGAACCGCTAGAGGGTGCGAGGCAAGTTGGGGTTGGGGCTTGGATTGAAAATGGGATGTTTTATATTGATGTTGTTGACATCTATGAAAACAATGAACAAAACAGGGAACGGGCTTACGAGTTAGGTAAAGCGCAGAATCAAAAGTCAATTGCTTTTCTTGAGAGGTTGTGGAGGGCTAAAGAAACAGGGGAGTGGGAAAACGTTTTTTTGACGACCGATGGCGATGGGGCAGATACGATTCCTTGGTATACCTTTGACCCGATAGTAGAAATAATGCGGTCAAAGAGAAAACCATCTGTCACTAATGCCAAACCCACCATTGTGGAACCCAAGAATATGGATAAAACTGGTCCTGAGAATGTGACCATGCAATTGGCTGAACCTATTCCAATGTTTGCTAAACATTTGAAAGGTGATTTCAGTGATGTTGTAGCAGTTGCGCCTGAGAAAAGACAACGAATTGCCGACCATTACGACCTACAGCCAGAGGTTGATGAAAAAGCAAAAAAAGCGTATGACGAACTCAAAGAAGAAGTTGAGCGTCAATTTGAAATGCTAAGAGAAATGGGTATAACCGTAGAGTTTGTGGACTACGACCCCTATGACGGATTCCATTCAATGCGAAAAGATGTTGTTGAGAACAAACGGCTCAAGGTTATGAAAACATCGGTGACTGGTTCTCATCCATATTGGGATGACGACACAAACGACAAGTTCAGGGCTGTTCACGATGTGTTTGGACATCTCGCCACAGGGCGTGGATTTGACCGACATGGAGAGGAGGCGGCGTATCAGGCTCACAAGTCAATGATGCCAGAATCGGTTCATGGTGCTCTGGCAATGGAAACAAGGGGGCAAAACGCTTTTGTTTTAGCGAGGGGTGATTTTCCCAAACAGAAGGCGGGAATATTGCCTGACGAACTTGCCAAGCGTCTCCAAGGTTCGTCGCGCTCACAAATAGAGGGAATGATTACAGCAGATGATGACAATTTGTATGAAATGGGTGGCTCGCACCATATTTCTGGTGGTCGTTATTTTAAGAGCAACAAGGCAGGTTCTAAACAACTTTCTTTTCGTATAATAGTGGTTGGGTGATGTATGGCTGACAGCAAAAACCGCTTCGTTTTCCGAAACAGCAACATTCCAAAAGAATATTGGACAATGACCCCTGAGCAAAAACGGGAATGGGTCAAAAAGTTTCTACAAACTTTCAGTGGAAATGAAGAAGTCAAAAAACGCTCCCGTGGCAATAGCGAATGAAGAACTTTACTTTGTGAGATAATTGACGAATGTTTGTTCGTCTATGGTTTTACATAGTTTCGTTGTGGTACAGAGTAAACATTTGCATCAGCGATATGCGTATCAAACGAATAGACGCTTCAATCACAAAAAATAAATTAGGTGATAAAGATGAGTGAAAGATTTTGGTACGGTGCCAAACCGCTGAAGGTTATTGATGGCGACACTATTGATTTGATGATTGACCTTGGATTCAATATCCACCACAAGATTCGTGTGCGACTGTACGGTGTGAACACCCCCGAATCGCGAACAAAGGACCTTGCCGAAAAAGAAATGGGCTTGAAAGCAAAATCGTTCACTTCAGATTGGCTGACAAACCATCAATGGGTTTATGTGAACACAATCCCCGACAAGAACGACAAGTATGGTCGCATACTTGCCCGAATTTTCTCTTCAGACAAGGTTGACGACCCCAAAACAGCGTGCCTAAATACGGACATTATCCAAGCAGGATATGCGAGAGAATATTTTGGTGTAGGCGATAAAACTTGGACAGAGTTCAAAACCAAGTAAATTAGTTTTCGCGTTCAGCCCAACCCCTATTGGTTGCACGCCATAAAGACGGTGAGTGATTTGATTCCACTGCTACGCGACTATCGGGGTCTTCGTACAAGCGAATGATATGAGCGCAGAATTCGTCTTCTGATTCTTCTTCTCTCGCGGACATTGGAACGCCGTCATGAATTGAGCATACTGGCGGACCGCACCAACCCTGCCGATAGCCGTAGAGCATCCACTCTTCCATGTCATCAAATTCAGGTATGCTCACTTATTGTACCCCCCGTTGTTGCGTTTGATGTTGCGGATAGGTTCAGCGATTTCAGAAATCTTTTTCTGAATGTCACCAACCGTTCCCCGAAGACCATTCCATTCAACATTGGTCTTTTGGTCAACGCGACGCACACCAGTCTGCACTTCCCGCATCAGTTTTCCGATGTCGTTCAGTTTTGTTTCTACGGCATCAAGACGAGCGCCAAGTGTCGCGATTGCGTCTTCAAACTCTTGTTTGAACTTTTCAAATTCTTTTTCGGTCATCGGTCTTTTTCCTCGGTTGTATAAATCTACAGTATCTTACCTATTCACAAACATAACGAGTTTTGTCAATTTGTTTGTTCGCCTTTGAAGCAATTGTTTCCCAAACATCGGGTCTGTTTTTCTTTACCCACCGAGCCGCGAGTTGTGCCCGTTTTGCCTGAAGTACAGCGTAATACCGTGCCGACCCCGAACCGTGTTCGGTTTGTCGGTACTTTTTCATGTATTCGCTAGCCGCTTTACGGCACAGCGTACACCTGCACTTGCCATTCGTATAGGCGTTGTAGGTGCCGTGATTTATTGCAACCATGAGATTATTCCCCTAGTAGGTCGCCATGATTGATGTATGAATCGTACGACTGACTCAGAATTTTGATTAGACGACCCGACTTGAATCCAAACAATCGTTCAAGGTGCTCAACGATGAGTTCATTTGGTGAGAATGAGCGCTTATATACATCGCTCAAAGTCGTGCCTTGTTTGTTAGTCCACCAATTGCGACGCGAAATACTTGGATGATTAGCCTTCAGCATGTGGAAAGCGTCGTATTCGTTGAATCCGTTGGAGATTGCGATTCCCCACGCCGTAGCGGTTGAGCGACTTATGCCAGCATGACAGTGGACAAGTAGATTTTGTCTACCGTGACCCCACCCAATCATCTCTTGGACATGCTCAAAGGTTGGAGCATCACCCCAATCGGGTGTCACGACATCATCAAATGTCACGATTTTGTGGTCAGGGTGGTTGAAATCCTTGACCTCCAATTTGCTCGGACCTGCGGTAAGAACGGAAGAGAACTCGTGACAAATCGCCCGAGACTCCTCTAGGTTCCTGACCGTAGGAAGAAGTAGTTGTTGCTGTGTTGTGTTGGTGCTATTACTCATATCCATAAGTGTACGGTCTTGAAATGCGTTTGTCAACCCCCCCCAAGACCTAATTACAAGCCTGTAATTGTGTGACGGTTGACATTTATGGGTATCCCATAAGGGGTTGCAAAATATTTAGGTATCAGTTAAAGTGTCTACCGACATCAAGTATTCCCATAAACAACAAATGAGGTATTGGACAACATGGAAACTACATACACAAAATTGCGTGAGCAGGTCGGTTCCCGTAGGGGGCGTAAGCCACTTCCCGACGCTGAGCGAAAGCAACGCATAGAGGCTCGCAAGGCTGAAAACCGTCAGCGCATGGAGGCTAAGCGTCGTGCTTGGTTTGTTCTTGAAAACAAATACAACAAGGAATTCAAGCGCATCTTTGAAGAAGAATTCCAAATCCTGAAGAAGCAGAAGTACTCAGTAAACAACAAAAAGCGATAATCCCGTGACAAGGGCTTTGCTTCTCAAAACCGACGGAACACACCGAAGAGTTGACCTACCCGAAAAGAACGCGCATGTCGCCGTGTCTAAACTCGTGGCTGATGGGGACGCTTTTGATTGCGTACATGACCACGAAAGGCGCATAAGGGGCTATCTCCATGACAGGGGTCTCCTTTTGGGGCTTTCGGTCAACCCCGTGGCGAGCCTTCTGTTTAACATGAATCTCGTAGGAGATGTGCTTGTAACAAATCCCCATAATCATAAAGGGGAAGCAGATGGGTACGACTATGACCTTGACGATAGGTGGTTTGACGGTAGAACTTTACTTACTTTCAAACAAATTAGCGCTGATGAATCCATATGCAAGGCTCTTGAGGAAGATATCCGCAACATGGATTTTTCGCATCATATGTTTTCTCTGACCGAAGAACAAATGAAAGAATATTTAGTTTCAGGTGAAATACCACCCGATGCAAGGCGTGTATCCTAAACCGCTTATTTCAACTATTATTGTTATATGAGTGATGAATACTTGTACGGTGACTACCGTATTCTGCGGGCTGACCGCATGCCGTGCCCTGTTTGTGGTCACCCGACAGGTGACTGCAAGCCCCATCAACAAGAATCACCCATCAAAAACCCGACAGGAACTGGATTGTTTTTGTCTTTAGACAAACAAACAAAAATTATGCTAGAAGAAGACATACTTGAAGAACGAATCATGTATGGAAATGTAAAGATAAAAGTGATTAAGTTTCACAAAGGACAAACAATAACCGTCGCACAAGCACGAGAACACGGATTGTTGGACGAATAACACTCAAATCGGCTTTACTGAAACACTTCGGTAGGGTACAATATTTCTTTCCCTGAACAACCCCAATCCGAAAGTTGCATTATGAAGGACGTTTCCTTGACTCCGAAATTTCTTGAGAAGTACCGTCACATCACGCCGCCGTGGGGTTTCAGCGGACTCGGAGAAATTGTTTATCTCCGAACATACTCTCGCCCGATTGAGGGTGTAGACCGCAACGAAACATGGATTGAAACAGTTTCGCGTTGTGTCAACGGTGCCCTAGACATCAATGTTCCGTGGACACAAAAAGAAACAGAAGCCATATTTGACCATGTTTACAACCTTCGTTGCTCATTCTCGGGTCGCGCACTGTGGCAACTAGGAACACCGCTAATCAAAAAATTCAATGCATCGTCACTCAACAACTGCTACTTTACAAACATTGAAAAAATTGAGGACTTTGAACTCTTGTTTGACTACCTGATGCTCGGAGGTGGAGTCGGGTTTTCCGTAGAGCGCTCCAAAATTCACGACCTCCCCAAGGTCAAAGCGGGCGTAAAAATCACGCATGAGCGCACCAACGATGCCGACATAATCGTCCCCGACTCGCGACAGGGGTGGCGTCGTCTCTTGCACAGTGTTCTGAAATCTTTCTTTGACACAGGTAAGTCGTTCTCGTATTCAACTATTCTCGTCCGCGAATTCGGTGCACCGCTAAAAGCATTTGGTGGCACCGCCAGTGGACCCGGTGCCCTAGTGGAGGGAATCAAGGACATCAGTGAGGTATTCCAAGCACGAGAAGGGAAGAAACTCCGCTCCGTTGATGTATTGGACATCTGCAATATCATCGGTCGTATTGTCGTTTCTGGCTCGTCTCGCCGCTCAGCACAAATCGCAATCGGAGACCCAGACGATGTACTTTTCCTGCGTGCAAAAAATTGGGCTTCGGGTGAGATTCCCGCTTGGCGCGCAAACTCCAACAACAGCATTTACGCGGACTATTACGACCACATCATGCCCGAACTATGGAAGGGCTACACGGGCAATGGAGAGCCATACGGTCTCGTAAACCGTCGCCTTGCCCGCAAGTACGGTCGCACAGGAGAAGCAAAAGCAGACACGACGGTGGAGGGCTTCAATCCATGTGCAGAAATCGGTCTCAGTGACGGAGAGTCATGCAACCTGTCCACAATTTTCTTGCCCAATGTCCGTAGCGAAGAAGAATTTCACGAAATTTCGCGCCTTCTCTACATGCTTCAAAAGCAGATTACCCGCCTTGAGTACCCATACGAAAAGACGACGAATATCGTCCGCAAGAATGCGCGACTTGGGCAGAGCGTCACCGGCATCTTGCAGTGCACCGAGGAAAAAATAGGCTGGCTGTCTCGCGCCTATGAGATGCTCGCTGATTTTGACGAGAAATATTCGCAGAGTAAGAACTTTCCAAAATCAGTGCGTTTGACCACTGTGCAACCATCGGGGACGCTTTCACTACTCCCAGGTGTCACACCTGGCATCCACCCTGCTTTTGCGCCGTTCTACATCCGACGTGTACGATTCGGAGCCGCTGATGGGCTCGTGGACTCGCTCCGCAAGCGTGGACACAAAGTTGTTTGGGACATTGGTTTGGATGGGCGCGAAGACCACACGAAATATGTGGTTGAGTTCCCCTGCAAATCCCCCGAGGGCGCTGTTCTCGCAAAGAACATGACTGCCATAGACCAGTTGGAATGGGTTGCGAAAATGCAGAAAGTGTGGGCAGATAACGCAGTTTCGGTGACCGTCTATTACCGCAAGGAAGAACTTGATTCAATCAAAGAATGGTTGTCCAAGAACTACGACGAGAACATCAAATCGGTATCGTTCTTGCTTCACAGCGACCACAACTTCCCGTTGCCACCGTATGAAGAAATCACCGAAGAGGAATATGACACCATATTTGAAAAGATTGACATGTCTGTTGCCCTAACACCGATTTCGGGTGATGACTTGGACATTGATGCTTGCGCATCAGGGGCTTGCCCAATCCGGTGACAACTATTTCAGTACTCAAAGATGCAAGGGTACACGAGATTTACTATAAGGCTGCTGAAGCAATCTCGCGACACGGTTTGTCCAACAGTCTCGTCTATGACCCGTACACCCACAAAATTGACATCATGGGCGGGATTCTTCTTGCGTGCGGAGCGTCAGAACGCAAACTAGCAGAAGGTTTATTGGAAACGGAAGAATGTGGTGTGCCACCAGTTAACCAAGGGAAAGTACATGTTGCGTACGAGTATGTTGAATCTGCTTTGGCTAAAGACCCGAGTGAATGGTGCGAGAACCATGCGACGCACGAGGCTGTCGCACTGCTTCAAAGGCTTGCAGAAAGAATAGAGATATCTATTCGGATACCTGAATCACTCACTCAAAAAGACTAAGTTGTTCCGTTTCTTTTTCTTTTCTGATTTCTTCTTCTTCGTCCGCTATACGCTTTGTCGCTATTTTTGCATATTCTGAATTAAGTTCACAGCCGAGATAGTCGCGCCCAAGACGCAACGCAACAACACCAGTTGTTCCCGAACCGAAGAATGTGTCAAGAACTGTGCACGGCACCGTTTCGTCAGTTTCGCACTCGCACGCTTTGCCCCAACCAAGTGTTTGTGTTTCTACAAAACCAGCGTCGCCCTTGCCATTGATTTCTTCGTACTCTCCCTCGTATATATTCGGACGGTAACGGGGGTCATCTTCGGGAAGTTCGTTTCTGCGTATTCTTTTTCTATCAACGATTCTTTCCCATGGTGTTCCACATGATGCGCAACAACCTTTTTCACTTGTGCCTGCTTTGATGCACGGTTCCACTAGGTCTGTTGGGAATACTGCGAAATGTGCTTCCTTATAGGGTTTTGTGTTTATTGTCCACACCGACCGCTTGTTTTTGAACGCACCCGTCATCCCGTGCATCGCATTAGGGATTCCTGCTTCTTTACGACTATCAGCCCTCGCACCCCTATTATCGTGCGGATATTTTGCGGGCTCCTTGATTGCTTCCGAATCAAAGAAGTAGTTAGCCTTTTTTGTCAGAAGGAAGATGTATTCATGTGCCTTGGTGCATCGGTCTGTTACTGACTCTGGCATCGGATTTGGTTTGTGCCAAATGATGTCTTGTCGCAAAAACCATCCGTCTTGCTGTAGAGCCAAAGCAACACGCCACGGGATGCCGACCAAATCTTTGGGTTTCAGATAGCCGTCATCGCGCCCGATGCGGGAACGAAAATCCTCATTCTCTCCACCAGCATTGGAAGCATTTGTGGACGCAATGGTTTGTTTCCATCCGTTACCGTTGCTTCCCGCATACGAGTCGCCCAAATTAAGCCACAAAGTGCCATCATCACGGAGGATGCGCCGCACTTCGCGGAACACGCCAACCATATCTTCCACATATGAATCAAATGTTGGTTCTAATCCAAGTTGGTTATCAATCCTGATTGCCCCACACCTACGGCAATAGGATTTATAAATACCGTCCCCGATTGCGCCTTCTAAATTCCTTTGACCAGTGGATGTTTTGTCGCTTTGTTTACTATCGCGTTTGTGCGAACAATTAGGGTCTCCGCCTTCCCATTTGCCTGTGCCGTAGTCACGCAAACCCCAATACGGAGGAGATGTGACTACGCAATGAATCGACCCATCGGGAATACTTTTTAAAGATTCTCGAACATCACCCAAAAGAATTTTTGGGTTGAGCACAAGGGGCTGTTCTTGGACGGCATTATTCTGCAATTCGTCAATCACCACAGTTTCATTCCCCATCAGGGGAACAGTCTACTTAGAGGTCTTGAACCACGCAAGTACACGCTGACGAAGCGACTTGGACTTCAGGTCGTTGGCATAGATAATGACAGGATTTAGAACATCCTGAACATACTTTTCCGCCGCACTGATGTCTTCAGCCACTGCCGCCGCCACAGACTGAGTGGCGTCCTTTACCGCTTCTGCGGTATTGGATTTAACAACAGCCTTGGAAGGACTCTTTTTAGGAGTAGCCTTCTTTTTTGCTGGTGATTTCTTCTGTTTTGGGGTTGATTTCTTCTTTTGTGCCATGACAGCAAACTACTACATTTGGGCTACCTAAAATGAAACACCCTAGTTCTTTTACGACCAATAAATATGGGGTATTTTGGACTAGATGGAAACTGGCTCCTACAAAACGGACATAGACAAACTAGCCCTTGCTGTTGAGGCGACGAAAATAGCCAAGCAACAAACCGTTGACGAGGAGGGAATCGGTCAAGATATAAACATAAATTTGTTTAGTTGGAAACAGGACAAACTCGTATCAATAATGCAACTCATGAAGACACATCAGATAAGCCGAAATGAGCGTTTGGAAAAGTTGACGCAAGCAGCATGCATAAAGCGACAAGGTTGGGGTGTTGATTCATTTACATTTGTTGCCGAAGGATATTGTTCTTTAAAGCCATCCGAAACAAAAGACCAGGATTTGGCAAGCCTTTTTGCAAAACCGAATTCGCCTGTTTCGGAATGCATATCCTTCACGCATTTTGGTGAAGAACCCGTATTCGTGTCAGTTCCTTACTCAATCAAAATCGGTCGTGTGGTTGAGTTCGGAAAGGCTTTACGGTACTCTGCCCTTAATGTATTGAGAGACCTAACATATGCAGCGACGCTAAACGCTGCATTAAAGTTGAATACCGACTCAAATCAACCCGATGAATACAAAGAATCATTTTACGCAACCCTCGCGGACGCAATTACGGATTTGGGTTTTGAAATATTCTACAGAGACGATTTATGAAGGCGCACGAAATGGATTTTACGAACTATCAATGGAGAACAAGTCAAACTGCTATTTACCCAAAAGAAAAAATGTTGGAGTATCTTTCGCTCGGTCTTGTGTCAGAAGCAGGTGAAGTTGCGGGCAAAGTAAAGAAAATTATTCGTGACCACGATTCAAAATTGACAGTTGAAATGAAACAGGCTCTAGCGGCGGAAATAGGCGATGTTCTGTGGTATGTTGCCCAACTATGTTCTGCGGTTGATATGAATATGGGTCTAGTTGCCCGAGACAACATTGAAAAACTTCTAAAGCGTCAACAGTTAAATACTTTAAGTGGAGATGGAGACAATAGGTAATGGGAAAGAAAAATAAGAAAGTTTCTCGTGGGGCACAACAACGAACACGCTTCAATTACTTAACAAAAGAGTATGAGACAGTGCCGGGAACCAAAGCAGGAAAACGGAGAACCCGCTTGCCGTACGGTCATCCACTCAGAACTCACGACCTTGCGCCGAAACGAAAACGCAGAGAAGGCAAACGGGATGACGATTGAACCGAATGAACCCCTAACACTAATCAAAGGCGTTGAGATAGGTCAGATTCCTGCGACTCCGCTGATACCACCGATGAGCGATGACATCGTTAAACAGGCATCCGATTTGTTGTTGAAGTTCGGCGCTCATTATGGTTTCCCTGTCGCCTACAAACAGGAGCAGAACGGTCGCCTGATTCAACACGTACTTCCCAATCCCAAAACGGAATTCGCACAAATTTCTTCATCTTCCAAAGCATTGCTGAAAATGCACACAGAAACAGCATTTCATCCGCATAAGCCAGATGTTCTTATTTTGATGTGTTTACGCGGAGATAAGAATGCTCCAACCACATACGTGAATTTTGGGGACATCTTAAGAAATATAGATGTCGGATTGATGTACGAGTTGATGCGCCCCCAATTTTATATCCAACCCGACTTATCCTTCAAGGAAAACAAAAAACAATACGATGAATGGTTGGTGCCGGTCATTAATTTCAAACACAAAAAGTTTAGATTCATTTTTGACGAAGACCTGATGAGGGGGAAAACCGAAGTTGCGAATTCCGCTTTGGAATGTTTTAAGAAATTAGTTGACGAGAATATAAAAGAAATTGTTCTTGAAGATGGTGATGTTCTCATTATTGATAATCATCAAGTTGCTCACGGCAGGAAGCCTTTTCAGCCTCGCTATGACGGAACAGATAGATGGTTGATGAGATTGATGGTAAAAGAACAACTTCCCGATAAGAGGGAATGTGTGGTTTCAACCCACCCCGTCATTACTACTGAGTTTTGCTCCCCTCAGAAGGATAAGGTCGCTTTTACAAGCGCATAGTCTCGCTCAGCCCTAATCCGCGATAGCGGTTTATTGTCCAAGCAGATAAATGGGTGTTCCACTGCCCTCATAAGAACGAATTTGTGGAATGACACTGAAGCGATAATGAAGAGAAGGGCTGTTATCAAAAAAAGCATTCATTTATAATAAATTATCCACTTGTGAGCGTTTGCACTATTCGGGGTGAATGTCTTCACCTTTCTCTTCATCGTCTTCCCCGCCTTCGGTCAACGCAGGGAAATCACCCAACAACTTATTCACCGTCGTCTCCTCAATCACGCCAGAATCACGCATAATCGCAAGCAATTTCTTTGCTTCAGCCTCAGCGTCAAACTTCTCAGAAACTTGTGCACCGGGAGCACCAGCCAAAACAGCCCGCAACTGATTCTGCGTGGAGTCCTGAACATCCATACGAACATTCAAATTGTTTTGCTCCATTCCCAGCAAACGAGCACGCCTGTCAATAATTGACAAAATAGTTGACACCGCTTTGATGTCGGGCTCCACAGACACCTCGGTGCCGTCATCCAACTTGACCTTTCTGTGTTGCGTTAGCGGCCACACTGCGCTCTGAAGGGCATCCAGACGCTCCAGTTCCATCTGTAAGACCTCCGGATACGCCATGAGCGCTTCTTGGCTCAACCTGCCCAATTGTCGCCGTATAGACGAACTGACAGCATTGTTGGTCATGCCAAACCTTCTTGAAATTTCTGCGGTGGTGATACCAGCCTGACGCATTTTGAATATGCGTACGTCTCTTTCGGCTAGGAACTCACGAGTCAAACCCTTTTCTGTCATATTTGGTCTCTCACATCAACTAATTCAAACGGAAATACTTTACCCCTTCTAAGTTTAGTCGGAAATGGTCGTTCGTCTCGTGCACCACGAAAATGTCGCACATCGTAAACATATTCCCCAACAATTGTTGGGTCGGGATGTAGCGAAAGACCGAATTCCGGCCACCGCGACCAAACAGCAGACCCGAACGGACGCAAATCCCTCGTGCTCATTGACGAACCCAAGGGCGCATGGTGCTCCAACCACAATGCGCATTTATGGTAGTCGCGAATCATGTCAAAGAACTTTGCCACCTGAACGGCAACAGCCTCTGATGTTCGCCCGCCAGGGTCTACAAATGATTTATATAGAGGTCCAACAACAAGAAGGTCTGGCTTGATTCTCTCTACAGCCTCCTCAATTATTGCCCTGTCTTCAGCCCTCAGTAAATCCACACCAGCAGGCTTGATAAGTATGTGTGCATCAACCTGCTTCACATGACCGTAACGCAATGCCGCGTTCATGATATTCGTAGATGTTCGTCGGATAATACGCTCTGGATTTTCAAGGTCAATAGTCAGGGTGCGAATAGGTTTGATACGAGAAAAATTAAACGGATGAAGACCTGCGGAAGCACAAATCGCTACCTGTCGCGCAAGCATGGTTTTGCCGACTCCCTCGGCTGCCACCACCATTATGCGTTCACCTCGTTCAATCAGATTGTCAATAACCCAATCAAATTCCTCGTCTGCCGACTCACCAAGGAAATCCTGCCAATTAATGAGTCGTCCTCGGTCATAGTCGTTCTCGCCTTTGATTTGATTAAGCAACATGGTCGCACGAGAAATTCGCGTATCTTCAGAAAGGTCTTGGCGCAATAGAACTTTGGTGATTTGCGAGGCTATGGATTCAAGTGAAGATGTTGCATCCGATAAAGCCTGTTCATCTGACTCTTCATTCTCTTCGTCTTTTCGTTCTGCCGAATTGAGAGGCTCTGCATCTTTAAAATCAATTAGTTCTTCAAGATTCCCTCCGTTTGCCAATAGTTCGGAAACATCCTTAAATTGTTTAGGTGGCACAAATGTGCTCACCGTACATCCAACTTTTTGTAATCGGCGTTGTATCTCTTTCGCATGTTCCCAACCCGGTACATCATTATCGGCGATGATGAATACTCCGCACCCACGAAGAATTTCGGTAAACGAATCCTGCCATTTGCCAGCGCCGTTTGGCGGAGTCGTTGCACACCAGCCGAGTTTGACCAAATTATCTGCATCTTTTTCGCCTTCAACGAGCCATATCACTTCGTTATTTTCACGAGCCTGAATAATTTCGGGGAGACGATATAGCGTTTTGTCTATATTCTCCAACGAATAAATCCATTTTTTGGGATTGCTTGGGTCGGGTCTGCGTTGCTTAAATGTTTTCTTTCCCCATTGGTCTACGAAACGCTGTTTCTGATAAATAACTTCGCCTTTTTCGTTTCGGTAGTCATATGTCGCAACAAGAGAAAGTTTCCGCTCCTCCTTGCGTGGGGGATAAAGGTCGGTGACTTTCATGCTGAGGGATGTGCAAATTTGCACCACATCACAACCGTTACCACGGTGACATGTGACGAGGACGCGACCGTCATTCCCTTGCGCAACAGAGAGAGAGGGATTTTCATCATCGTTGCGACATGGGCAACGCGCCTGCCAACCGGCGCCAGTCTTTTTTACGCCGTTAAGTTTGTTTAAGAACGACTCAACTGTCGGAGAAGCAAGTTGTGTCATTCTGATTCAATCATTTCATCTTCAATTACCACTTCGTATTGGACATTGGAGCGCCTCTTTTTTCGGTCAGGATTTTGTTCGTCTCGTTGTTTTGATTTGCGTTCACGTTCTCGTCGTTTTCGTTCAGCATCCCGCCAACGACGACGGGCACGAATCGCATTTATGGATTCCACCTCGGTACCATTTCCTGTTTCCCACGGTTTATAAGTAATACCTAGTTCTAATCTACGGTATTGTCGCTCCGTTTCCGATAATCCACCCCAAATTCCGTGCGACTCATTCTCTAAGGCATAGTTGAGACAGGGCTCCCTGACTTCGCATGTGGAGCAAATCTTTTTTGCTTCCTGAATTAACGCACGCATCCTATTTGACATTGTCGGTTTTTCCACGATTGGATAAAAGACACGAACTCCGTGTTCACGGCAAGCGGATTTGGATGAATCAAATGGGAGAGATGCGCGGAGGCTCTTGTTCATGGGCTCCAAGCATAACCACAGACCAATTCAGATGTCAACGATATTCTGCGATTTTTTGATTATTGTCAGCGCCTGCCCGTAGTCAAGCAACACAGTCATGTAGTTCACCGTCAAGTCTCCCTTTTCGTCAACAGATGACACAATTTCTATGCTTTCCTGCGGACATCCGAGAGCGTGTGCTAATGCTGACCGTGTTTGCGCAAGCCTTATCTCATCAACGGCAACATCGTCATAGAAGTCCCACGGTTCTTCGGTAATCGGGGGAGGTACAACTGTCAAGGTGCGGAGTTCTCGCTGTTTTTCTGTGGCGATAACGCACCATGTGCACGCTATTTTGTCCGTTTTTGATGGGCGTTTACGAACCTCAACATGCCCACATTCAAGGATATGCTGATACTCAACACGACCCCACTGCCCTACTCTAACTATTTCTACTACCTGTTTTTGTGGAGCAGATTTTTTATTGACGCTCATTAAAATTTATTTCGTTTCCTGTAACTTCTCGCCTTATCTTTGGCGGTTTCGGTATTCGCAACAAACTGTCGTCCTCGCTTGTCGCCTTGAATCTTCTTGCGATTCGTGGCGGCACGCTGAGCAGGCGACAACCTTCCCCATACCTTATCGGGCAAATACCTGCGCATCTTGCCCCCACGCAAGGCTGGTTTGCCGTCCGAGGTTCTCCACTTTTCTCGTCCCCACTTTTTCAGCGACCGTTGCTTCTTGCTTGGGCGTTTACCCTTCTTGTACCCCCCACCCGCTTTCCTGTATCGCAACGCCACGAGTTGTGCTTTACGAGCAGACCACTGACCGGGTCGCCCACCCTCCGAACCAGCCATCACGCGAGCCTTGATGCGTTCACGCAACGCGTTGTTCGTGTATGGCGATTCGCTTTTTTCTTGTGCGTTGGACATCACGAGATAGAAGTCGTGAACCGATTGGTTGGCATCAAACATAGATTTTGTACTTGCCTTTCGTATGGGTGTACCGAGAACTTTTACAGACAACTTATCCACTCACCAATTTTACAGAGCCCCACGCCTCACAAAATAAACAGGCATCAACCCCGCTGAATACGAATAGCACCCTCAACAATCAAATCATTTAAAGACATTACTTTCAGGAGACCGAGCAATAACTCCGCCTCCCAATCACCAGCCTCGGCAGCAGACGACAAAAAATCCACCACATCCTGCTCCGTCTTCGGGTCACGCACCACGTACGGCTTAAAACCCTTCGGCACAATATTTGACCCAGACAAACGCACCCCCTGCGGTTGGGGTTTCTTGGGATGCTCAGGACGCTTTCGCATTAGCCAACGGCAACAAAAACTCGTCCGCCTCCCACATACAACCAATTGCCGAATAGCCCGCAACATCCATGAAATTATCAAACAGCGACTCGTTCTTCGGGTCAACACCCTTGGCAATGATGTTCTCTAAACGCGCAATCTTGTCGTGCATACGCACCAGCAAACCACGCGAACCAAACCGCGCAACATTGTCATGCCCGTAATCCGTCTGCTTGTTCACCAAAGTCTCATGTACGAACATCTGTCGCATCGGACGGCTACAAAACTTGCGTGACAAAACCACTCCAGTTGCGCCCAAGTCGCGCCAAAATGCAAACCGCCCCAAATTTGGGTGAATTGGCTGGTCAAAAAACGAACCAATGCCGTCGTCAACCATTTTACGCAAATCGGTGAGATGCGGTTCATACTCCGCGTCCTGCATCTCGGCAACAACATCGTAAATGTACTCCAAGGCACACGATGCAGCGTCCTGCCAAACACCGCCCATAACGGGGGCTTTTCTGCTCCAAAAACTGAAGTCCGACGAAATGATTTGGGTAGCGGGAAGGTGTGCCATGACTGTAGAATCTAGCACCATGAGCAGTAACCAAATGAACACCGAAAATTCGGATTGGCAAGCCAACACGGTCGCGGGCATGGCGAAGGGGGGACGACGCGGCTCCTACATGGTATTGTGCTACGCACGCATGCGCACACGAATGAAAGAGGGTGAGTGGTTCACGAGAACCGAGTACTACGACTTTCAACTAGAAAAAATTGACCGAAACAAAATAAAACATTATACGAACACTCTCACAAAGTCGGGTTTCCTTGAACGCCATTTCAACGGTATTCAATGGCGGATTACTCAGGACGGATTTGCAATGATACGAGAGTTGGATAAGCGTTTCACCATCATGAATCCCCACGGAAACAGTCAAACCGCTTCGGCAATTCATGCCCGCAACAAATCATTGAAAAAGGAAGAGGAGAGCATCCTGAACGGCAGTAACAACACAGTCCCATTCGTTACAAAATAAACAGGACGAAATGTCGTCTGCAAATATTGAGACCAACATAATTAGGTGCGCGGAAGCGCTCAGTGAACTGCGAAAACTTCCCGACGAATCCATCAACACGGTCGTCACATCACCCCCCTACAACAAAAAAGGCATACAGGAAGGCAGAACACAAAACAGCAATCAGATTTGGCAGAAACACAACATTGACTACAACTCGTACCACGACAATATGCGAGAGGAAGAATATCAAGAATGGATAATTGCGGTAATCAATCAACTTCTTCGCGTCATAAAAAGTGACGGCTCAATTTTTTTCAACCACAAACCGCGACGATACAACAACCAAGCACGACTGCCAACCGAGTTCATACATAAAACGAACGCAATAATCTATCAACTCATAATTTGGAATAGACACAACAGTCCAAATATTCGTAAAGACCATCTACTGCCGAACACCGAACATGTGTATTGGTTGACGAAAAACAAACCCCGCACCCACAGGGAAAATGTGAACCCTGATTACATAACCGAAATATGGAATATCGCACCGCCAAAACAAACGACTCACCCTGCACCCTTTCCCCAACAACTTGTAGAGAACTGCATTCTTCTCACGACCATAATTGGTGATGTCGTGCTTGACCCGTTCAACGGAAGCGGAACAACAACCACCACAGCAAAACGATTGGGACGAAAATACATCGGCTACGACATAGACCCCCGATATGTTGAAGATGCTCAACTAAACATGGAACGACAATGAGAGAATACGACATACCACCAAACTTCTTGAAAGACCTCCAACACGGAGAAAACGGGGAACAAATCATTCGCGATTTCCTCAATGACGCCAACAGCGGCTCAATAGAAATCAAAACAGACCGCTACCGCAACGGCAGAATCGCCATAGAAACCGACCAAAATCCACGCAACGAAGGTTGGAAAAAATCGGGCATCAACATCACCACCGCGAAATGGTGGGTTTACCAATACCACCTAGACGGTACATTCCTCATGATAAAAACCGCCCGTATGAAACGCTATATGCGGGCGCACCCCGAACGATTCAATGAAAAGAACAAACAAAACTTTGCACCCAAAAGCGACAACCCCGCCAAGGGCTTTATCCTTGAACAACACGAAGTAATGGACATGATGCTCAACCCGAAATACGACCAACCACAATGACCTACCCGATAATGCGTCTCACCGCCAAAGAAGTCATATACCTACGCAAATGGGTCAACGACTGCTACGAAAACAAACGCCAACACAAAGTCACCGACCGCAAATACACCGCCACCATGACCCCCAAGGGCATCATCATGATGGGCAAAGCAGGAGAAGTAATCACCGCCCGCCACTACGGAACCACCGTTGATTGGGACATCTACATCGGGGCAGACCACGGACACGACACCACCATCAACGGCAAAAGCACAGAAATCAAAACCTCAACCCGCAAAATACTCATCATCAACGACCCAAAGCACTGCAACTACGGGCTATGGAAACCCGAAACAGAACAATGCCTAGTCGTATGGTGCAATCAACCATCCACACAACTAGAAAACATCGGCACGAACACACAATTCCAAATACTTGGCGGAACCACACGCGAAAACTTCTTCGCAAACGCCGAACACGCCGACTTCGGACACGGACCGCGCCTCGTACTAAAAGAACACCAACTCACCAAAATCTAGAACGCAAAACACCTCGCTCAACAATCTTAAAAACCTGAAACGAAACGCCGCCCCAACCCAACAACAACCCCCTCCACGTCACCAACCCCGAATACATCCCACACAACATCCCCAACCCGAGAACCCGACTTCACACACAAATCCACAGCATCAGCAGACAACCCCACTCCACCACCACCCAAAAACCATACCGACCGCCGATTACGCAAACCATCCTGACGCGTCAAATTAGAAGAAACACCTTTCCCATGCACCACCCTCTGCGTCCCATTACGCCTACCATCATCAACAATCACATTCCCCGCCGTAGCCCCCGCCGCTTTGCGCTCCAACCAAGTAGCCCCAGGTTTCGTTTTCGCACGCTCAGAAATCGCCAAACTATTAAAAAAATAGCCGCGCCCCTTAGACAACAAAAACAAATACCGATGCAACCGAACTACCTCACCATCAACAACCCCCTCCGACACCAACACCACATCCTGACGCAACCACCAACCCCACTTCTGCAAACCGAAACCAACCCGCCACGGCAACCCTGAAACTCCATCAACCCCGACAACATCATCAACCGCCAACCACACCACACCATCCACAGACAACCGCTCCCACACACCAGAAAACACATCAACCACACCATCCACACACCCATCAACCGACCCCCCAAAACCATGAGGCACAACAGACACCACACACTGAACCATCACCCCCAAACACTAGCCCAACAGTCCCAAACTTCACAAAATAAACGGCGCGCCGACACCAACACAAAATTTTACCAGACCCCTCTGGCATAATGCAGAGCGAATATACATTTTACCAGACCCCTCTGGTGTAATACAGAGCGCATATACGCAATACAGAACGCATATATAAAACCTCCCAAAAAGACACCGACAAACCCAAAAAATTTTTTTTAAAAAGGTTGACAAACGCCGCGGCGGACTGTAGCCTTATACCATAACAATGACAACGCCGAAACATCGGCAGAAAGAAGAACAGCAATAATGAATAAACCAACACGAGCAGAGGTCAAGGGCAGTCTGCCAATACAACACATAGCGGACGCTATTTGGGAGGAGTTGTATCGGCAGGCGTTAGACCGATGGACGGTCTGTGCGATAGTTCAATCAATAAGTAACGCGATTGACGACAACTATTACAGAGAAGATGAGGGTAAACACCCGCGGGAAACCCGAAGTGAACTCTTTAGAGAAGCGTGTGGCTACTACGAATGGGCAGACCACGACTCTATGGAAGGATTCCCCTATTCCCGCACAAGAGACGCCGACTAATTCGGCAGGGTGGCTGGCAGACATCGGGGTTCAAGTCCCCGACACCCACAAAACAAATACATCACCCCCACACTCCCCAACTCCACAAAATAAACACCACACACACCACCAAAAATTTGGCGCACACCTGCCCACGACGCCCTGCCCGAGCCCGCAGGTCGCAGTCCCGTCTATTAGTTTGAGAGGGGGGCGAACATGTGTTCGCCTTGTAGCGAACATGTGTTCGTAGCGAACATGTGTTCGTTTTGTTTCGTTCGTTTCGTTCGTTTCGTTTGTTTCGTTTGACTTGACATCTTATGAAGTTTGTTGTATGCTGTTTGTTGTATGACCGTTTATTATGATTATCGTTACGACATCGCACCTTGTCATGAAGAGCGAGGTAAGTGGTTTGTTGTAGACACTCGTAATCGTTATTGTCGTGTGTCTAAGTGGAATAGTAAGAGTGAAGCGTTGCGTGAAGCGTATCGTTTGGATAGACGCAAGTGAATCGTCATCGTCTCATCGCATAGTCATCGTATCATCGCATAGTCATCGCACAGTCATCGTGCGGTCATCGCATAGTCATCGCCGTTGAGCGAGTCGCAGAGGCTACGGGTGACTACGGGTAACTATTACTATCACCTCATAGATACCATCTCACTATCATCTCTCACTACTATCACTACTCTCATTACTCTCACTCATTACTCTCACTCATTACTACCATTACCCCATAGATACCATCTCATCTCACACTATTGACATCATCTTATTCTTTCATTACACTATTAGTGAGAGTAACAACAACTAACAACTAGCAGGTACACAAGTGAGCAACAACTATTACAACAACTGTCAGAACATAACTAATCGTGCTCGTGACATAGCGATACTTCGTAAGACTGAAGTATGTCGCAAAGCGAAAGGTGTAGCAGACACCAACTCAATGGTGTTGCTAGGTTACAAACACGATTTCGTAGGTGTAGAGAACACACTCAAAGGCAACCCCATTGACCATCTACCTCAGATACTGAGCAACATAGCGCAGGCAGGTTTCATCTATTGGCATAACCTCACCTTCATAACTGAAGCGTTTATGCGAACGAACCTAGAACGCTTTGACATCGGCAAGTATGAGCACGGTGACCTTGAGAAAGATTACAAAGAGAATCCGTTGAGCGAGGTCATTGAGGGTTTCGCTATCTCAACAATAACTTGGGAAGGTGACTCACTCACACAATTCACACCGTTTGGCTATGACGACAAGGGGCGACCCGAGTTTCAGGAAGTGTTCGCACCGACAACACCCGAAGGGTTTGAGACACTCGCACGGGTAGGTGGGCGAGGCATAGAGATACTCAAGTCGTTTGCTAACTACTGTCGTGAGGAGTTGGATAGCGCAGAGGGGCGAGTCTATGTTGAGGCGGTAAAAGAACTCATTGAGGAGAAAGGTTTGCGTGACGCTATCGCATACCTATCTGAGATTCGCAGTAAGAACGATGACGATAACCCGAATCTGAACTGAGGTCTACGGGTGGCTACGGGTTGCTAGTTCCCGTAGTCACCTATCAACCATCACAAGCGATAGTCGTTGAGCATCTCATCTTTCACGAAGTCTCCCTCATCCAACGATGCGGAGTAGACGGTTGTTCGTGTGATGACCGATGACATCGCACCTTTTCGTGAGGCGTGTCCGAGCATCCGCTTTGCGTAACCCTGTGCTTCCTCTTCTGAGTTGAGAAACTCAATGTGGTAGTCCTCGGTTTGCTTTGCGCCGTTTGTGATAGTGGCTCGGAGTTCCACTATGAACCAACTTGCATCCATTTCGTTGCCTTGCTTTCTCCTACTTTCGTAGGGCTAGTAGTTACCAACCACCTTACGGGTGGGGTGTTACACAGTTAGATTTCGCTATGAGCGTCAATAAACGACAGAATCCGCTGAGCCGTAGTATCACCGTCATACGCAGGCGACGCTTTCAGCCATCGCACAAAGTCATACCACCGACGCTGTTGCTCGCTGTCATCAAACACAAGTGTGTACTGAACCACCGCACGGCTACCACTACTGCCAACGACTGCCGATGAGCCTTGTGTGAGTGCCTTGTCAATGTCTGTATCCGCAGGCGCAATAACGCCGTCACCTGAAGCGGTTTCCACCACACGCATCACGGGTGCTACGGGTGCTACGGGAGTAGTGGGTTCTATCATCACGGGAGGGATGAAAGTGTTGTCATCCTCGCTAGTGCCGTAATCAGACTCCAACGAAGCGAACTCAAACTCATCCCACCCCAACGACCCGAACAACTCGTCGTAATCCTCACCGAGTTGTTCCATCATCTCAAACAACAAGTCGTTATCCACCAACCCCAACTCAGTAGTCCGATTATCGGCAAGGGCGAAAGCGATAGCACGGGCATCATCACCGTCAAACTCAACGACGGCAACATCTTTCCAACCGAGGCGACGACACGCCTCAACCTGATGATTACCTGCGATGACTGTCAAAGTCCCGTCATCGTTCTTCTTCACCACTACGGGTTTCACCTGACCGAACTCTTTGTACGATGCCATAATCGCATCAACATTTCCCTTACGGGGATTCCCGTCAAGTGGCACAAGTTTCGTAATGTCTACCGCTAGATGACGGATGCTTTCGTGGATGTTTGACTCAGACGCCACACATACCTTCGCACTCTTGCCCGAAGTTATCGCCGAACAAGTCAAGGATGCCTTTCTCGTAATCTGTCCGCAGGTCGGCTTCGGGCAACGGGACTCGTGAAGAGTGGAGGTAGGCAGTTCCTCTCAACCGTTGAGCGACATGGGGGATGCTTCGCAAGTCACGGTCAAACGCAACCGCATCATCCCACTCCTCGGGATTCTGTTTGAGGTGACGCCACTCGTCTTGATTCTTGAACGGGCATCCGATACAAGCAGACCTTGGCGGGCGAGGGTATCCGTTTTTTTCGCACCAATCAATACAGTCTTGACGGGTGAGTTTATTATCCACCAACGGGTAGTCGTTCCGAATCCACGAGAACTCGGGGTCTCGCATACGCTGAGATTCGTCGTACGAGATACCGATAACCGTCGTAATCCGATGCTCTTTACACCGTTGCCCCGACTTGAGTCCCGCCAACTCTCGTTGCTTCTTCATCAACGGACCCAGTTTGTATTCGCTCGTACATTGGCGTCGTACCATGCCTTTATTGCCCTCTTCGTTGGTTAGGTGTAACGGCATAGACGCATACCGTTTACCTTCGGCAAGGAAGTCTTCACGGATGTTGCCTTTAGAAACGATGTGGAACGGCATCCCGTTTTCTTCCATTATTCCTCTGAGCCATTGGAGATGGGCATACACCCTCTTGGGTTCCCATCCTGTGTCTGCGAAAACAACATGGTCAGCCTTCGGGAGTTCGCCTTTGACCATCATCAACAACAACGCAGTTGACTGTACGCCCGCCCCGAGGGACAAGACTCTCAACGGGTATTCACTCACGGAACCACCTGAACTCTCACATTGGCGTTGAGAGTTCTTAGTGAGTCAAGCGACGCACGAACTGACAACAATTTTTCTCGCTTCGATTTTACCAAAGCCTCCGCTATCTTGTAACCATACACCTCGTCGGACAGTTTGTAGTCAGCCCACGCTTCCCGTTCTTTTATTGACCCCTTTGCCGACAGATACTCTTTCGCCCAATTCGCTTTCATCAACGCTTCCTTTTTGGCGCAGTCAAGACTCAACGCCTCAAACGCCTCAGTTTCCTCTTCCAACATGGTCATCAAACGCAAGATTTCACGCTCAACATCAACCTGACTGATGGGTGTTGTTCTCGTCATAGTCCCGCCGTCTCCCACTCTACGCCACCTAAACCTTTTAGTTGTTCCGTATTCCAAGTGTATGAACTCAAACCCAACTTGGCAAGCAACATTTGTTCCAAAACCCAAGCGTCGCAACGGTCATCTGCGTCATTTCCTTCCCACACGATGCCCGTCATACGGGTGATTTCCTCCATAACCTGAACTTTTCCTGCGTTTCCTTTCCCCGTCGCAAACTTCGCACGGCAAGTCGGAGGAATTACGACGAACGGGATTTCCCGTTCGTACAAGGCGACCCTGACGACACCGCCAAGTTCACCGATGCTGTGTGCCTGCGAGTAGCGGGACATGTAGGAGTAGTTCTCTATGGCGACAAGTTGGATGCGTTGCCCTTCGCACACCGCCATCACTTTGTCTCTGACCTCAATGAGCCGTTCAGCACCACGGGTGTTTGGGCGAATACTGTCCGTAACACCGCCGTATGAGACACCCGTTGAGGTGAGCGACAAGTCAAGTCCGAGCGTGTTCACCGTTCCCACCCGTGTTTCGCCAACCCCAACTCAAAAGCCAACTGCGGGTAATCGCCGATGCGTCTGTGGCACGGGCGACAAACCGCCAAACAGTTCGCTTCATCTACGATGCTTCCGCCTTGCGACCTTCGGATTATTTCGTGAACATCCTGAGATTTGCGCTGAACAAAAGTGACCTTGCCGTCGTACTGTGCGAACACAACGCACGCCTGACAGTACGGGTGTTTCGCCAACAGTCCCGACACCAACTCACGGCGAGTTTCATACAATTTCTCCCGTTTCTGCGAACGCTTCCGTAACGGGGTTCGTTTGAGTGGTTTATTTCTTTTTTTCACGGCGAACACGGGATGTTCTGTAAGTTAGACCGTCACCGTCTTTCAGTCGTTTCCCACATTTGAGACAAAACTCTGCCCACGGGTAGATTATCCTATGACTCAACGGGTGTTGACACTCAACGATGTCTCTCGCTTTCGTGACCGCCACTTCCCTCACGAACTCCGACATGGATTTGCCTTCGTGTTCCGCGGCGCGCTTTATGAGTTCGTGGTCTTCTTTCGTTGCCCGAATCAGAATTTGGCTTTGTGCGGGTTCGCCTTCGCTTGTTCCCTGAATCTTCTTACGAGACGGGACTAACTTTTTTGCGACTCTTTCCATTTCGGGAACGATGTTGTCTTCGGGTGAGTCGCTCATGACGGGTTTGCTTTGGCGTTACTCAACCATGTTTCTGCTTCCAAAACTGATTTCTCCAACCCGCTAGACCACAAGTAGTTGAGTTTCGGGGCAAAACCTTCTCTGAACCATGTGGGGAAATTCCCTTTGATGGCTTCCTCTGCGGACATCGGGTCGTATTCGTTGAGCGACTTCATGGCTTTCATCGCACGGGTTTGCCACTCAACTTGCTCCCGTATCCACGCCGAGGTTTGGTCAAGACTGCTGACCGTAGGGTCTTGGGCTAGTCCCGCTACTGCGAGTATGACATCAACGCAGTATTTCGGTGGTAGGTATTCCTGAACGCCCTCTTCGTTCTCGTCAATGTCTCCGTCTTGGTACACGGCGGTCACTAATTGGCGGATTTCTTCGGGGAATAGCCCGTTGAGTGCTTTTGTCAATTCCGAGACTTTTTGGGGCATTTCACTAGATTACTTCACTACGGGTTTTGCGCCCGAAAGGGGTATTTAGGTGTGACAAAAGTCCCCTTGACAAACCGCCATTTAGGTACTACGATAGTAGGTATGGAAACATTACTAAACATAATCCCGAACCTAGACCACGAGGGCTACACCGCTCAGCGTGTCTTGTTTGCGGGCGACATACACGGCGAGGAACACCACGCTAAGTATGTATTCGCAGAGGCACGCAAGCACGGCTGTACGCACATCATCGCTTGTGGCGACTTCGGTTATTGGGTACACATACCGAGAGGCGAGAAGTTCGTGAACTTGGTTGCGTCACTCGCAGAGAAGAACGACATCAAGTTCCTGTGGGTAGACGGTAATCACGAGAACCACGACATACTCCACGACCTCGTACAACTGTACGGTGACTCAGCACCTATTGACACACCAAACGAGTGGTGTCAATGGATTCCACGAGGCTGTCGTTTCCAAATCGGAGACCAAATCTTCATGGGCTACGGCGGTGCGTACAGCGTGGATTGGAAACAGCGCGTAGAGGGCGAATCGTGGTGGAGAGGCGAACTCATCAACCCGTTTCACATTGACGAAGTGAGTGACGAGCAAGTGGACATCTTGGTAACACACGAAGCACCACTTGGCAAGGAAATCTCGTACAAAGATGAGATTCCTGTCAGCGTGTCACAGCGTGCGCTCATCAGCGAACTCGTACAAAAAGTTACCCCTTGTCAGGTAGTGTGCGGTCATCACCACACACGAGAAGAGTGGTACATCAACGATGAAATCAAAGTAGATGTGCTAGGTCGTGACGGCATGGGCAAGGAAAGTTACTTGGTGCTAGATGTCTGAGTTGGATAGAAACGACGAACAAATGCGTCTAGCACCGAACTTTGCGGACTTCGCTGAAGAGATTTCAGCGAGGTATCGCAACACTTGGTGCGTTATCTACATCTCGCAACCCGACATGGAACTCGTTTTGTTCGGTCCGTTCCGTGACGGTGCGGAAGCGAGCGAGTGGATACGCACCAAACTCCCCTTCGGTGTAAGGTGTACGGTTATCCCGCTTCGTCGCACCGACAGCAAGCAAACGAAAGAAATCATCTACACACCCTCTCGTCTGCTAAAAAGCGAAGAGTACGCAACGAGCAACAACGAGGTGGAAGCATGAAAGGCAGACCGAGAACCGTAGACATGACAGGAAAGCAAAGCGCAAACAAAACGCTGAGCGTCAAAGTCACCACGAACCAACTGAACAAACTGAAGACCATCGCAGACAGCAAAGGCGTGACAGTCGGAGAGTTAGTCCGAGGGATACTTTTCGTTGCTACGGGAATCTAGAACGGTTCTTCTTCTTCAGAAACCAAAGCGGGCTGAGCCTGTTTCTTCGGGGTAACCGTGCGAGGCTTCGGAGTCGTTTCCGACTTCGCACCCGTTTCCTTCACTTTCTTGGTGTAGGTGTCAATACCATAAACAGAAAGACCGATGTTGTCAGCGACAACCTCAATGGTTGAGCGTTTCTGCCCTTCCTTATCTTCCCACGAACGCTGTTCCAAGCGACCCGTTACGACGACCTTGCTTCCCTTTGCGAGAACATTTCCGCCGTCTTCAGCGAGGGTGCGCCACGCAACGATGTTGAAGAAAGATGTTTTTTCTTGCTTCTCGCCACTTTGGTCAGTCCAATAATGATTTACGGCAACAGAGAAAGTGAGTTTTCCTGCGCCGTTGTTGAGGTACTCCAACTTCGGGTCGGCTGTGATGTTGCCGACGAGTGTTACGGGTGAACCTGACATACTTCGTATCCTCCTAGTGTGATTCGCAGTCCCGATTTGGGGCTACAACTCCACCCTAGCACCTGTTAGGCTGTCCCACATGGCTAAAACAGCGCACGAAGTCCGTTTAGAAATCCACGAACTAATCACCGAAATCTTGGTCAGTTTGGCTGTAGATGATGAAACTCCCGACGAAGAAATAGCCGACATGGAGACCGACTTCGCACAGGTCGCAAACCTCATCTTGGACACCTTCGCTTTTGAGGTAACTTCAGTATCCGAGGAAGACGGGACTACCCGTTTGACAGCCAACCTTTCTTACGATGAGGGCGACCCGTTGAGTGAAGATGAGTACGAGGAAGTAATCGGTGACGAAGCATGACGAGTGAAGAAAGATGGGGTAGTTGGGTTATGCCGACAAGGAACGAGATAAGTTACATCAGGAAGTACAGGACTTTCGGCAAGTATTTGCTTGCGGGTGGAATCATACTCTACTTCGTATTCATGGGTGCTTTCATGTCGTCGTGTATCGGGAACAACTTCTGATGACAAGCAGGGATACTCACGACATAGAGGAGTACGAGAGGGAGAAGAAGACCACAAATGTTCAGCCTTCGCTTCTCATCAAACTGATGGCTGAGTCAGAGCCGTGCTTGTTCTCAAACAAGTCTCCCGTCGCCGTAGTCCCGTACAAAGCGAACCCGAAGTTGTTGGTGATACGAGACCGCATGTTGGATGTCGCTCGGTGGCACGCACAGTTACAGGTGTCGTTTGAGCGAACGCTACTCAGAGAGTTGGTTGGTTAGCGGTTTCCTCGGCGTTTGCCGAATCTTGGTTTCCGTTTCTTGTGGTCGTTTGGGGAGATGACTTCCTCTATTGCGTCAGACAGGTATTTCTGAGTAACCTCGTACACGGAACGGTGCATGTCTCGCAACGCTTCGGTGTCCATAATCTTTTCCCAAATGTTCGGGTCGTAAGAATTGTATTTTCGGAACAACATTTCTTCGGCGTCTTTCCTATCCCACAACAACTCAACATTCCATTTGTGCCGTCGGCAAAGATAGGCAACGACATCACCACCGAGAGTCTCCAAGTCCCGTTCGGGATAATCATCCTCAAACGCGTCGTACAGTTCGTTCATGTGGTAACGAATAAGGTTCATGACCGAATCCTGTTCATCGCTTGACTTTGACATGAATAGGAACAAGTCATAGAGATGTGCGTGCGGAACGGGTAGTTCGGATGGCAATTCCAATTCGGTTGGGTCGTCATCGTTCTCCTCGTCTTCCGCTTCGTAGTCAAACGGGTCTTGGTGCGCCACTCACCAAGATTACCACTCTTGTTGTTGTTGCTCAGTTTCTAAGCGAGTGACAGAACAGCGTTCTGAGCGACAATTTTCTTCTTGTTCACCCACGAGTGCTCTTCCATCGTCGCCAACGCACGGTCTTCGGATGTTCCGCGCCGGTGGTGGTCTAGGTACTCAACGATGGTGTTGTAAATACTCCACCCGTTAAAACCGAAACCCGAAGCGTTACGGGGGTTCACATACAACGCACGCAAAGTCCCGTTGATTTCTTCCCAATTTCTCTTGGTGATGTCCTTTGCGTCTGCGTCGGGTTGCTCAAAGACCGCCTCAATGACCTTATCCACACGGTTGGAAGACTGCGGGACTGGAATTGAGAGCATTTTTTCTGCTTCTTCTCGGAATTTGGTCGCCCACTCGGTTGAGATGTGGAGTGCTTCTTGGGCGGTTTGGATGTATTCCTCTGCGTAACGGGTGTGCCGTGCCGTGAATACACGGGTTGCTTGCTTGAGTCCCATGATGACGGTGTTTTGGCAGACCGCACGGATGTCGGTGTTTGCGTACCGAATCGGCCAGAGTCCGTCATGTCCGTGCGAAACCACGAGATAACGGGCGATTTTGTCGTTTACCCCTGTCGGGTCAATGATGAGTGTTCCGAGGTCAATGGTTGCGAAGAATCTTGCGCCACCTTTGAGAACTCCGCAAGTGTCAATAACGGTGTCGCCTTTGGATGCGCCGACGACTGCCATCGCCCGTTCTAGAACTTCGCGATTCTGACGCACGTCGTACCGTGTGCCTACGGTGGACAGGGAATCAAAAGTCCCGTCATCGTTCACGCGCACGGTCGCACGGCTGTCGTCTACGAGTACGGGTGTGCCGTCAGGGTTTCTGATGAGGTTTCCTTCGTCATCAACAATGGCAACTTTGGTGAGTATGACTTGGTAGTCGGCTTGGGATGCTTCCAACATTTCGTCTACGGTGCGAAGACCGTACATCTTTGTGCCAAGTTTGTGCCACGGGACTTCTCCTGCGTAGGCGAATCGGGCTTTTCCGTCTTTGTTGATTTCTATGTTTGCTGTCATGCGGTCTATGTTATCTGATTAGTGGGCGTTTATCTAGTGGGCGTTTATTTATTTCGGTGGGTATCCAATTGGATACACGGGTGACGAGCGTCACATTATTTGGTGGGGCTACCGTTTCGGGTGGGTTAGGGCTACCGTTTCGGCTCACAGACTAGAGCACCTTGTGCGTAATAACAGTATGAACCACGAACCAAGCACCTACACGGGAGACATCACACTTACTGTCCAACAAATGATGGAAATCCATAAAGCGATACGGTCGCGACTCATGTTCCTCGCAATTGAGACAAACGACGAGCAACACCCGTTCCGTCACGATGACATACAGGTTTTACTGTCGGTTGCCGAACTCCTTGACGAACACGAGAAACGGGCAGTAGACGAGTGGGAACAAAAAGTTGCGCAGACCGAGGCGAACCAACTCAATGACGAGGAAGCACTCCGTAAATTCCTAGACGGAAACTAAAACGCAAAACACCTCGCTCAACCCCCGACAAAGGAAGAGGGAGAGCGAGGCGAAAAGCGCAACCGCACCAAACTCAGTGCGGAAAGAACTTAGGCGTTCTTGCGACCGTCGTACGCGATGGCAACCGTAAATCCGGTGCCAGCCGTACCCGAACCGATTTGGTCCACATCCACCGTGATGACATCACCAGCAACGAAAGTCTTCACCGAGTTCACACCAGCAGTCGCCGAAACTCCAGCCGCGGCAACCGTAGGACGATTCGCCGGCGTACCGAAAATCGTCGTGCCGTTCTTGTTCACATCGAAAATCGCCGACGAACCAGCAGGAGCCGACAACACTGACACCGTCACACCGACAATGTGACCAGCAAAAGGCATGCGAATGCGAGCCTTACCAGTACCAGCAGTAAGAACCTCTTCACTTGACAAAGTGAAGATTCCACGAGTTTGCTTATGACCAAGCATTACATTGCCTCCTCACGCACCTCAGTGCGTAACTAGATGGAAATAACACACCAAGAATACCACAATCTTAAAAACCTGAAACGAAACGCCGCCCCAACCCAACAACAACCCCCTCCACGTCACCAACCCCGAATACATCCCACACAACATCCCCCACCCGAGAACCCGACTTCACACAC